AAGCCACACCCACTGCGCAGCGACACCGTATGCGCGGAAGTGCAAGCCGGGCAATCGCTGCTGCAGATGCTGGGCGAAGGCGCCAGCCATGCGCTGGAAGTGCGTGTGGGCGGCGAAGTGGTGCCGCGCATGCTATGGGCACAGGTGAAACCCAAGGCCGGGCAATTCGTCCATGTGCAGGTGTATCCGCAGGGCGGTGGCGCCGGCAAATGGATCCGCACGATCCTGTTGGTGGTGGTGGCGATCGTCGCCTGGTATGCGGCGCCAGCTATTGCTGGTTTATTCGGAGTCACATCAGCAGCCGGCATCGCCGCTGTTGCTGCTGGTTTGGCCATTGTTGGACAATTGGCGATCAATGCCCTGATCCCGCCGCCAACGCCCAAGGGCTTGAGCGGTGCGGGCGGCGATCCGTTCCAGCAACTGCAGTCCATCACCGGCACCAGCAACCAGGCGAACCCGTATGGCGTGATCCCGTGCGTGGTCGGCACGATGCGGTTTTTCCCGCCGCACGCGGCGCTGCCGTACACCGAAATCAGCGGCGACGATCAGTACCTGCGCATGCTGCTGGATCTCGGCTACGGCGATCTGGACATCAGCGACATCCAGATCGGGGGCACCTACTTTGCTTGCTAGCAAGACGCCGAATACGAGATCAGCACCAACCCCTCGCTGTTCTGCCAGGACATCTACGAGCTTTCCGTCGGCATTCCGTTCAATACCGCCGGCGACACCGCGACCCGCACCACCCAGACCGGCGTGACCGAAATCTCGCTGGACCTGGTGGGCGGCCAGGGCGTGTTCGGCGTGGGCAGCAAGGGCAACACGGTGACGGGCACCATCGGGTTCAGCGTGCAATACAGCCCGGCCGGCGCCGGCACCTGGACGCCGATCGGCAGCGCGTCGGGCCTCACACTGACCGGCGGCCTGGCCAGTGGCGGGGGCGCCGTGATCAACCTCACGTCCGGCGCGCGCAAGACCTACCGCGGCGGCATCCGCTGGAAAGTTCCAGCAGGGCAATACGACGTGATGGTCACGCGCACCACGGCCAAGGGCATCGGCTTTCCGGGCGCCGTGGACACCAACAGCGTGGTCGACCAGATCACGTGGACGTCGCTGCGCTCGATCAACCCGCAGAACCCCTCCACCACCGGCACGCTGAAGCTGGCCATGCGCATCAAGGCCACCGACCAGCTGAACGGCGTGGTGCAGAACCTTTCCGTGCTGGCGGCGCAGAAGATTCCGCAATGGAACAAGAGCACGCAAAGCTGGTCGGCCGAAGCGGAAACCCAGAACCCGGCATGGATCTATGCATGGCTGCTGACGCGCTGCCCGGCGGTGCAGCGGCGGTTGCCGGATTCGCGCATCGATCTCGATACGATCGCCGACTGGGCGGCCGAGTGCGACGCCAAAGGATTGGTGTGCAGCTTCGTGATGGACTCTGCGCGCGCGCTGTTCGACATTGCGCGCGACGTGCTGGCCGCGGGCCGCGGCAGCTTCGGCATGCGCAACGCGTTGTACAGCGTGGTGCGCGACGTGTCGCAGGCGGTGCCGGTGCAGATTTTCACGCCCGCCAACAGCTGGGGCTTCAGCTACACACGGGTGTTCAGCGATTTGCCGCATGCGCTGCGGGTTCGATTCACCAACCCGGAAGCCAGTTACCAGCAGGACGAAGTCATCGCCTATGCCGACGGCTACAGCGCCGACGGCAGCGGCGGCACGACCCTGGCCACGCGGTTCGAAACGCTGGACCTTGCGATGGTGGTGGACCCGGACGCCGCGTGGAAGCTGGGGCGCTATCACCTGGCCGTCGCCTACAACCGCCCGAACACCTACATGCTGAACGCAGACATCGAAAGCATCATCTGCGAGCGCGGCGACCTGGTGCACGTGGCGCACGACATCACGCATTGGGCTGCGGATTGGGGCCGCATCACCGCGGTCAGCGGTGACGGCATGACGGTGACGCTGGACGGTCCGGTAACACTGGATGCCGGCGTAACGTACAACTTCCGCGTGCGCCGCAGCGACGGCACGCAAACCACCGGCAGCGTGACCAACGCGGCCGGCACCACGCAGGCGATCACATTGTCCGCGGCGCTGCTCGCAAGCGACGTCGGCAACCTGTTCGTGCTGGGCGACGTCACGCGCGACGTGGCGCAGCTGATCGTGCGGCTGGTGGACCCGGGCGACAACCTTTCCGCACAATTGACGCTGGTGGATGCCGCGCCGGCGGTGCTGAACGCCGACAGCGGCACGCCACCGCCGTTCGTATCGTCCATCACCGGCCAATCATGGTGCGCCGCGCCCGATCCGCCGCAACTCAACCTGATCGTGACGGGTGCGCCCAACGATTCCGGCGCGTTCAACCAGGGCGGCGGCATTTCCATTCCGCCGCAGCCGGGCATTCTGCGCGGCGGTGGCAGCGGTGGCTACATGCGTGGCAGGCCGACGCAGCAGCTATGACCAAGACCGCCGCCACGGCATTTGAGGTTCGCTGGCGCAAGAACAGCGATCCGGCCAACCTGTGGTCCACCGCTGTGCCGGTGGGCGCGGATGGTCACGTCAGCGTGCCGGGGCTGGAACGCGTCACCGATTACACCTTCGAAGCGCGCGCGATCAGCGCCTGCGGCGCGAAGTCGGCATGGGTGACCCAAACGTTCAACCTGCCGGACGTGCCGGCCGGAACCCTGACGCTCGCGGGCATCGCAACGGAAGTCGCGACCGCGCAGACCGGCGCCGACACTGCCAACGCCCAACTCGCCGATATCGCCAGCGACAACATCCTCTCGCCGGCGGAAAAACCGACTGTGATGCGCGATTACAGCGTGATCACGACCGAGCAGGCCGGCATCGATGCGCAGGCCACGCAGTACGGCGTCACCACGGAGAAGTCGGATTACGACAATGCGATCAGCACGCTCACCGCGTACCTCAACACCCTGAACTCGCCGGTGCCGTGGAACAACAAGAGCGGCAACACCGACATCACCGGCAGCACGTTCAAGAGCTACTTCACCAGCGTTTACACCACGCGTCAGACGTTGCTCAACGCGATTTATGCCACGGCGAAGGGGCTCGCCGACAACGCGCAGAGCACTGCCAATACGGCCAGCAACACCGCCAACACAGCCAATGCGAACACGCCGACGGTTGGCAATCCGCAATTTTCGCTCGGCCTGGCCGGATGGTCGCCGGATGGCGCGGGCTGGACGGCGCAATCGACGGGATCACCGAACCCGCAGATCACGACGTGCGCGCAGTTCTACAACGGCGCGACGAATGCCGGGCTGTACGACAACACGGCGAATCCGTGCCAACCGGGTGACCGCTTCACGGCGACGGGGCAGATCAAGGGCGCAAGCGGCACCGGTAACGCGTATGTCGGCATTGCATGGTTCAACAGCGGTAAAGCCCTGATCAGCATTTCCTACGGCAACGGCATTACGGGCAGCGCGAATGGCACATCACGTAGCGTCGGCACGGCTCCCGCTGGCACGGTGTACTGCGAAGCCGTCTGTGCGGTGCTGGGGTACACGACGGGCGGCGGCGGAGGGTCTTACGCATTCACCGGCATCACGCTCGCGCCGCAGCCGAACAGCCTGTCCGAAACACCGGATGGCGGCGGTCGGTTCGCCGCCATCGAGCCGAACGCCGACCAGACGGCGGGCAAGCCACTGTCATCGCTGGGCGGTCGCACGATGGACTACATCGGTGACAGCGCCACGCGTTTCGCGGCGGCGCAGGCCGGTGCGGACAAGACCTCCAGCAACACTGCAGCCGACACGGCCAAGGTCAATGGCGTCGCGTCATCGAGCATATCGCCGATCGGCGCATTGATGCCCGCCGAAGTCGGCGCGGAAAAGACGACCGGCAAGCCGCTATCCATCCTCTCCGGTCGCACGATGGATTACATCGGCGACAGTGCCAGCCGCGTGGCTATGCAACCCACCGAACGCACCAAGCTCGGCGGCGTAGCGGCGGGTGCGGACGTGACGGCTGCGAACCCGCAGGGATCGACGTGGCTCACCGACAGTCCCAACCTCGCGCGCGGCGGCGACTCGATGACGCGATTCGGCGATCGTGTGGCCGACAACATCGGCGAGACCGCGGCTCGCAAGTGGGCCGCGCAATCCGGCGCGGATATCACGACCAACTACGCCGCTGCCGGCGACAACATGCTGGCGAATCCGGGATTCGAGTCGAACAAGGTCGGCTCGATCGACGGTGGCTTGGTGGCGGTCAACGGTCATATCAGCGACGGCTGGACGCTTTTGCAGGCCGGTATGACGCAAACCTTTTGGTACAGCGGTTCCGGTCGTACCGGTGGCCGCGGCATGTTGCTGCGCGTGGCACCCGGTTCCGTATTGCCCGCTGGCGCAGGCTATGTCGCCTTTGCAAGAGCCATCTCGGCGCCGATCCAGTGCTCGCCCGGTGACGTCATCAGCGTTGGTGGCTATGGCGAACTCTCCAATACCGACTCCGGAGGCACATTCGGAGTCATATCCCGACTGGGACTTTATACCGCCGACAAGGTCGGAAACCTCACTGAAATCGTAATTCAAGACACCACTACACCTACAGCATGGGTACTGCGCGGCCCGTACAACTATGTGGTGCCGTCCGGTGTATCGACGGTCTATCTGCAATGCGCGCTGTTCGCGCAGAACACCGGCGTAAGCGATGCCACGGTGGCATCGACGGGCCTCGCTGTTAGCTTCGATGACCTGTTCGTAACGCGCAATGATCTGCGCTCCCCCGGCAGTGGCGCGACCGTGGGCGACCAGCGCAACCTGCTTCCAGTGACGTGGGCGGGCGTGCGTTCGGTGCTCTCGACATCGCCGATCACGTTCTCGATCACCGCCGGCTCACCCAATTCGACCGTCAATTTCAGCACGACCGCGTTCACCAACTATGGCGGCGGCCCGGCAATCCCCTACAACGCGGCCAGCGCGTCGCACGGCCAAGTCAACGGCACGACCGCAACCTACTATCTGTTTTTCCGCGATCCCACCAGCGCCGGCGGCTCGCAAACGCTGAACGTGACGGTCTTTCCGCAGACGCTCGCGCAATATCCGGATGCGGTGCTAGTCGGTTCGTGCGTCGTGACGGTCGCGAGCGGGGGCGGCGGCTCTGGCGGTAGCGGATCGGGCGGCGGCGGCCTGTGCGTCGCCGACGATATGTTCATCGGCGAAGGGCGTCCAGCCGGCGACGCAGATATCGGCGATCCGTTCGACTGCATCGATCTGCCAACAGCGGCAGGTAAGCATGTGCGCGCGCTTCAGGGCGTCACGCGTGGTGTCGAAGCGTGCGTGCGCGTGATCACCAGCGACGGCTGCGCGTTGGTGTGCAGCGCGTCCACGCCGTTCGACCTGCCCGATGGGCGCAACACCACCGCACTGCACATGCTGGGCGAACAAGTCATCACTGATCTCGGCACCGCGACCGTGATCAGTCTCGCGCTGGTTGGGCTGAAGCCCGTCACCCGCGCGCACCTCGGCGGCGTCAGCTACGCGGCTGGCGCCGATCCGCATCGCCGCATCTATTCCCACAACGCAGGAGTCGTAAAACCATGAGCTACACCAAAACCGACCCGCAGCCGGCGGGCCTCAACCCCGGCGAAACCGCTGTGACGCTGGATGACGGCACCATCGTTGCGGTGCAGGCCACGACGACCGTGCAGGAAAACAGCGGGTGCCCCGTGATCGCGGCCACAGCCCGCGCGATCAAGACCGATGGATCGCCGGTCACGCTACCCGACGGCAGCCCCATCGCCTCGGCGTTTCGGCACACATCATGCGCGCAGGAAATCACCGACGCGGGCGGCATCGAGGCCGTGCAGAAGTGCGTCCTGATGGCCGTGCTGGGCGAGCCGACCGCGCCGCTCTGGCAAGACCCGTCTGCCGCAACCATGCTCGCCAACGCGAGCATCCGTACGTATCTCGCCAGTGCCGCGCACGCCGGTCCGGTGGATGCGGGGGCGTTGTTGTAAAGCCTGAACGTGCGCGTCTGGGGTGACGCGCACGCCGTCGCGCGGTATTTGAGTGCACTGCAAAACGTTGATTTCGTGGCGAGCTGCAGTGACCGACAACGACGTGCACATCCATCGTCCATCGCGGACAGGGGTTGAACTCGGCACGATCATCGCCGTGATTGGCATGCTGGCGGGCCTCATCTTCAATGCCGGCATCCAGTACGACCGCCAGATCACAACCGAGTCGCGGGTGTCGAAGCTGGAAGGCGAGTACGGCACCATGCACGACTCCCAACTGGAAGAGCGCGGCACCACCAATACGCGGCTTGGCAATATCGAAACGCTGTTGCATGTGATGAAGGATCAGCAGGACAAGATGCAGAGCAGCATCGACGGGGAGCGCAAGCCGTGATCGTGCCGTGGGCCAAGCAGTCGGCCGGCGAATTCGCGCGCACTGCGGCGGATGTTTGCCGCGCGCTGCACTGGCCCATCGATTACCTGCCGTGGCTGATGGCGTGCATCGCCTTCGAAAGCGGCGCGACGTTCAGCCCGGGCGTGCGCAACCGTGCGGGCAGCGGCGCGACGGGCTTGATCCAGTTCATGCCGGCCACGGCCGCGGGCATGGAAACCACCACTGATGCGCTGGCCGCGATGACGGCCGTGCAGCAGCTCACTTACGTGCAGCTTTACTTCCAGCCGTACGCGGCGCGCATCCGTAGCCTTGCCGACATGTACATGGCGATCCTGCTGCCGAAGTTCATCGGCGCCGATGGTGACGCGGTGCTGTTTTCCGGCGGCACGCCATATCGGCAGAACAGCGGCCTGGATGCGAACAGCGACGGCAAGGTTACCAAGGATGAAGCCGCCGACAAGGTGCGCGCGATGCTGGCGCGCGGCTATCTGCCGCCCAATGCGGCGGAGGTGGACGCGTGATCCCGCAATTGCTGCCACCGGATCGGCGCGCACTCAACCGGCGGCGTTGGTCGTTCCGGTTTTCGGGGCTGACCACGGTCACGGTGGTTGCGGTGGGCGCGTGGAACATGACGCCCGACGCCTGGCATCCCGCGCTGCCGGAGTGGGGTAAGTACTTGGTGATGGGCGTCGCGATCGGGCTTGCACTGCTCGCGAACGCCAGTCACCAGTTCGCCCAGCCGTCACTCGATGCAACCAAGACTGCAGCCTGTGACGTGCACCAAGGAGGCTCGCCATGAGCATCGTGATCATCATATTGCTGGCGATCCTGATCGTGTTCGCCATTTCCGATGTGCGCGCACATCGCAAGCACGTCGCGATTCAAACCGTGCTGCATGCCGAGTTGTCGGCAGGCGTCGCGGACCTCAAGACGGCCATCGAAAAAGTGGACGCCAAATTCGACGGCGGGGCGAAACCCAAATGAGCGCGGTATTGGCTTGGGTCGCCAGCACGAAGATCGGACGTTGGATCGTCGGTCTCGCGCTGGTGATCGGCGCCCTCGCCGCGGCGCTATTCGTCGCGTTCGCCAAGGGCAAGGAGCACCAGGCCGACGCCGACAAGGCGAAGGCCGCGCAGGCCGATGCCGACGCCGCGAAAGTTGCACAGCAAACCTACAGCGATGCCACCGCGGCCGCCGCGCAGGTGCGCGCTGACGCAGCCACGCAGCCGCCACCTGATCCGGTAAAGCGCGATGACCTCAACAATACTTTTTGAGCGACGTGGAGCAGCAGCAGCTCGCCGGGTTCATAACCCGGAGGTCGCCCGTGCAAGTCGGGCCGTCGCTTCCATCCTGCTGGTGGCTGCGCTGGGCGCATGCACCATACAAGTTCGCCATGAGCCAGTATTGCTGCCGCTGCCGGCGCGGCCGGTGCTGACACCCATCAAAGCATCCGACCTGCAATGCCTATCGGATTCCGCCTACACCACCGTCGTGAATCGCGAACGCGGTTACAAGACTTGGGGGCTGCAACTCGAGGCGATCCTCCGTGCGAATAACGCGAAGGCCAACGGCAGCAAGTGATGATCACTGCGTAGTGGATGACTCTTGGTGATCGAATTTGCCGACGTCGAACCCGGCAACATTGAACTCTGAAGTCACGTAGCCGTTATCAAAAACAGGCATATCGATCTGTACTTTTTTCGCTGTCTGCAATTTTTCCACAAACTCATTGTCTGATGGACCAAAATCCAGATAAGGATGTCCGGATACGCTTCGCGCGAAGCCGTTAAAGCTTTGCAGCTTGCCATCGAAATATACCAAGACAACACAATTATCACTGCAATCGAACTGGCCGTGATCGAGGTGAAGGCTAAATTGCCAATAGGGAGGCGTTCTCCATAGGTCAAGATTTGCCGTCTGTGGTTGATCATAAGGCGCAGCAAGAACGAGTACGTTTGTGCTTTGCAGGTCCGCGAACACCGTAGGCACGCGCGCCTCACCGATCGGAACCGTGCTATAGGCCCACGCAGGACGAATGGCATCATCGGTGATGGACTGCGGCGCCGCGTTTTGCGTGACCGGTTGCCGAGCGGCGTGCCATTTGTACCTGACGCGAGCTAACCAACTCAAACGCGAGCCCCCCTGAACGGTGCTCATGTCTTCCATGCTGACGGATCCGAGCCGCTCGTCGCTCGTCATGCCAGGCGCCGCTTTATAGGTACATGTCGCCATGCCCCGCAGTGGAACGCCCATGCGATTTTCACTGACAAATGCAACTCCTATTTCTCCGAGACGATCCGCAGAGAGAGCCTTGGCCCTTGTGAGCTGTTTCGTTGCATCCACGACGTCACTGCCTTGCATGTCGAATTTCACCATTCGGAGATAACGCGACACCGGCTGTGGGTCAACGAATGCCAGTAAAAAATGCGTGGAGTCTGGCACATATACCTGGTTGAGAATTGCAGCTTGGCATGCACGCTGCAGCCTGGATGACGCAGACGCATAGACTGCAAAATACCAGTATCCCGCAACGGTTGCGGCGATGATTGCTGCAGATGCCGCAGCGAATCCTGCGATCTTTGGAGCCTTCATGCGATCTTCCCCTAGATACGATATACGGAAGCCTACCGCTCCGGTTTCAGCAATTCCAGCAACGCCGTTTGCCGCGCGGCACGAAGCGCGCGGATGTGCTCATGCCTCCGCATGGATGTTATTCAGCAGGGCAGCCGCCTCGACATCGCCATGCGCCGCACGCTGCTCAACGTAGTGGCACAGCCGCGGTGCGGCGGCCATCAGTTCCGCATCGGCCTTGCTGCCGTACACCACGGCCATCACGCGCTGCAGCCGGCCTTCGAGTTCCAGATATCGCTGCACGATGATCGCGTCGGTCAGAAACGCGGTCCCGTGCGGGCTGAACCGAAGGTGCGTGTAGGTGTCTTCCAACTCCGCGGTCATCATCACCGTGACGCCCATCCCGGTTAAGGCCGCGACCAACCGGTAGAGCGATTCTCGGAAATCTTCACGAAATGTCGGGGCGAGCGCGAGTTCGAACCCGGACAGCGAATCAATCACCACGCGCCGGGCCTTGAGCCGCTCAATCGCCGTGGTCAACTCGTGCTGCGTCTCGTCGATCGAAAGATCCAACGGTCGCGTGTGGATGATGCCCACCTGGCCGTCGCCAACGGCCTGGTCGAGCCCGATGGCGCTGGTCTGTGCATACTCGTCCGGGCGCTTTTCGAAGATGGCGATGACGCCCGGTTCGCCGCGACGGACGCCTTCG